AGGTAGACCAAATCACCAGACACCCACGCGAGGTTGGTTTGTGTTTCCGTAATCGCCGTTTGGCTCACTTGGCCGGCCGTGCCTGCGGTCGTGTCGGTGGCCGTGAGCGTGGTCAACGCCACATCGGGGTCTACGTCAGCGGCGGTGCCAGAGTTATGCCGGATGTTCCACACCGCAGCGCCGGTCGTCGCGGCCAGGGAATACCAGACGACGGTAAAGGTCACGGTTGACCCCGCCTCAATCCGTCCATTCACCAGAAAGTTTCCGGTGCGGCCTTCATCGACGGCCGCATCGAATGAACACGCGAGTTGGTCAATATTGGTGCCCGCATCTTTAGTCAACGGCGGGATACTATCCGCCGCTTCGAGAGGAAGCATCGCCGCGCAGGGAATCCAAATCACGCGCGGAGGAAGCGCCCCCGACGCCAACTCGGCGGCGGCGACACTCGCGGAGGCCAGGTCGGTTGCATCCACACAGCCTGTACAGGCCACCGTGGCCGTCAAGGTGTCCGGCGACACCCCGGCATTGAGCGTCCAATCAAGATCGCCGTCGGTGATATCCACTCCGGCAGCATCTGCCACCGCCGTCGTATTGACCAAGACCGGGTCGCCCCCGCCCGCCCCCGTCGCATCCGTGCCATCGCACAAGTCCGCTGAGCCGGTCAGTATCGCACAGGTAATCCAATCGAGCGTCCCCGCGCCGTTGGTCGTCAGGAGTTCGGTGGTGGCATCCGTCCCATCATCGGCAGGCAAGGTATAGTCCGTATCGGCCACCAACGCAGGCACCGTGAACGTCGCCTCATTCGTCCCCGCATCGGTGTCTTCGCGGATGGCGATGATGCCTGCGGTCGTGGCCCCGTTGCCGACTTGCAGGTGGGCGTTGCCTGTCAAGAGGCCGCTGAAAGTCCCTGCCACGCCCGTGATGGTGCCGGTGGACGGGAGCGCCCCGCCGATCGTCACCAAGGCGCTCCCCCACGTCAGCGTCGGGTCAGTGCCAGAGAGGTTGTTCGTCCAGACGTTCGAGGCGTTCCCGCCCGCCCCAAACGTGACGGCTTCCATCTCCGTCGGGTCATGGGTGACGGTGACCGTGGCGGTTTCCGCCCCCCCGCCGGACACATCGATGTACGTTCCAGCAGCAAGATCGGCGACATAGGCGTTGGTCGTGTCGGTGCCGAGGGCGACGGCATTGGCGGCAATCAATCCGTCCGTCCCGATGTCCGTCGTAACCTGAGTGATGTCAATGGTATCCGTCGCAGCCGTCCCCGTAAATGTCAGGAAGGTTGTCTCGGTGAGCGTGAGGGTGTCGGTGGAGGAATCGGCCACGACACTGGCTCCGGCAGGCACGGCGATGGTTTCAAAGGAGTTGCCGCCGCCCCCGCCCGTGTCGTCATCCGAACAGCGGAGGTTGCCTGCGCTGTCGGTCGTCAAGGCTCCCCCGTTTGAATTAAGGGTACAGTCGTACCCCGTGAAGGTGGCGGTAATGCCAGTAATTACCCCCGCAGACGAGTTATCCAGTACAAGGTCTAATTTTTTGGTGACAGGGTTGACTTCGAGGGTGTTGTCCGCGAAGGCCACCCCCGACACAAGGAAGCTAACGGCGAGGGCGTAGCGCCACATGGTTTCCCACCCGTCCCACTTCTTCCATGCGGTTGAACCAATGCGTGTCCGGAAGTTCGTGTCGGCGTTCCCAGTTACGGATATTTTCAAAGTGCTCAATGCCTTCATACTGAGGCACAAAGTCGGGACGGCGCGCTTCCGCGACCAATGCATTCGCCAAGTTGCGGAGGATTGCTGGCTGGCGGGAATAAAAGGCTTCGAGGTCGGGACGGGAATAGGCGCTAAACTGCTTCGGAGCCGTCGCAACTTCTTCGAGGGTTTTCTTCTGCGTTTTGGCGCGGTTGGCGAGCACATCCCGCACAAACATCATCCCGGCTGGCCCACTTCTTCGAGGGTTTTCTTCTGCGTTTTGGCGCGGTTGGCGAGCACATCCCGCACAAACATCATCCCGGCTGGCCCCTCCCCCGCCGCTTCGCCCAGGATAATGCGGGCCACGATGTCGGGGGGGAGCGATTTTGCTTGCTTTTGCTCAGGCATAGGGGTACAAGGGAGACATGAAACAGTTTGCGATTAACACGTTCACAGCCATTGTGATGCTATTCATTTTTTGGTTCGCCATCCAAACGGGCGGATGGCAATGGCCGTTAGGCAACGACCCGCGCAACGCCTCGTGGTCTGAACATGATTACTAACGAGACTCTCGTATCCGCGTCAAGGCGCGTTCGGCAGCTTCGATATTTGCCGTATCCCCGTGTTGCCGCGCCAGCTTAAGACTAAACTTCGCTTGGCGCTCCAGTCGGTCGCGTTCAAACTTGCTCCGCTTACGTTGCCGGTCTTCATCTACCGCTGTCAATCTCCCACCAGTCACAAAACGAGCCGCCCGCGCAGGAAATGGCAACGAACCTGACTGCGATTCACGACCTTGGTCTCCTACCAATCGAGACACATCTTGGGCTGGGCGTGGAATCAGTCGGGCAAGGCGATTCGGAACGCTCTGTCCTAGAACAGTTCTCCGTTCCCCAGGGAAATATTCAATCGGACGGTTAAAGAACGTATCGTAATTCACCGCCTGTTCGACAGGCTCTCGAATCAGGGGGGAAACACTAGTTAGGAGGGTGCGGATGATTTCTGGCACACGTTGGCTACCTAGCGGGGTCGAACCCCCAATGATGGATTCAATGTCGGCGGCAGGAATATACGACCGCAGGGAAAACGCCAATGCTTTATGGTCAGGAGTTTCTCCAACGAAAATCGGGACACTTGCCCGCACCCAATCAGGCATCTCGGTGGGTTGACGCACCCCGCGCTCAATTTCCCCCTCGGCCTTGGTCAACGTCGTGTATTTGGAGGGCTGGCGAAGCATCTGTTCAAACTGGAGCGGAATGTTCTTCCGCATCCAGGTATAGAAGGGGACAATCCGCTTCATGACCTGCTTCTCAAAGCCTGTGAGTTCGGCATAGTCAAATAGGTACTTGCGGGTTTGCATGGCGGCGGTCACGACATCTTCACCCCGTTCCAACCCCAAGAGAAAGCTCAACGCCCGTGCGTGATTCTCCACGTTTTGCCCGACAGCCCGTCCCATGGTCAAGAGGGCGTTGTGCTGCGACGCAGGATTCATCCGCGTTAAGAGCTTCTTCGCCGTCCCCGCCAAGCCGACGGACAGTTGCTGGTCGATGAGCATGGGAATATCCGTCCCCACCCACCCACGTCCCGCAATCCCATACTCCTGCATGAGGCCAAACACTTGTTTGTAGGAGAGCGGCCCGTTTGGAGTTTGGATAACGGACTGTTCTAATCGCTGTGCGAAGAGAGGGAGCTTCTCACGCACGGCGTCACTATTTGCCAACAACACCCCCAGCGCCCGATGATTGGCTGCGGGGTCAAACGCTTTGGCACCGTGTCGGAGATAATTCAACCAATAGTTAGAAATGGCATTGCGACTATGAAAGGCGAGATTCGCCCCCGTCTGATACCCTTTCCAGAGATTCAGTACCCCGTCATACCCCTTGAGAAACGTCCGCATTTCGCCTTGATTCTGGACGGTCTTGCGGAAGGTATTAAGGTGGTCTGCGATTTCTTTCGGCAAGACCCAGACCTCGGCCCCCTTCGTCGAACCGATAAGGTGCTGGGCGGCCTCTGTTCCGATTTCAACGAGTTCATTTCCGCTCGATAAGGCTTGGAGGTTCTGCTTCAAGAATTGCTCTGGAGCCCGCTTAAACAGATCGCGGGCAACATACACGCCCTCTCCCGATAAAACCGAATCCCCTAGTTTGGCCGGACGGCCATATTCGGTTAGCGTTTTGGTCAAAAACTCATTCGCGGTAACAGCGCGGGCGTGGGCTAATCCACGAATCCCCAGCCCCTTAAAGGCGTTTTCCTCGAAGAACTCGCGGGCGAGGGCATGGTTGACCGAGGTAATGCTCTCCTCAATCGTCCGGGGTTTCGCAAATCCAGGGGTGATCTTTCGTAGGGCGGTCGTCGCGGAACCAATCGTCTGCTCTACGTCCTTGCGGATGTGCGGAAAATAAAACTCCCGAATACGCGGCAGAATCCCTGCTTGCTGTTCTATATCGGCAAAGGCGGCGAACTTCTCCCGCATCTTCTCAGCGGTTTCCACCAATTTTGGTTCGACTCCTTCCGTCAGAAACCCAGGTTCATCCAAAATGCGACGGATGGTTGATGCCTCTTGCGGCGAAAAACCCTTTGCCAAGTCAAGCGTGTCTTGGATAACATCGGCTTGACGCTTCTGGAGTAATCCCTGATAGTGCAAAGACTCTTCGTATAACCTCCCAAATCCGGCCTGTTTGAGCCCAAACCCAGGGATAAGTGCCCGACCCGCCTGTTGTGCCATTTCGGTCTGCGCCAAGGCTTTAACACCCCGCGCCACTCCCATCGCCCGCCCAGCGCCTTGCGCAATCTTTACAAACACCCCTGCGGGCACATAGGTCAGCGGGTCAGCGAGCACGTCCCCAGCAAACCCCAAGACGCCCGTCGCAACACGTCCTGTCGTGGATGAGGGTTGGACACCAACAGACGTGAGGAAATCGTTAAACCCCAAATCCTTCGTCAGCACTTCCCCAAAGGTGGGCGTATCTTTCAGGGACGCTCCGCGTGTAAACGCTTGAACAGGATCGAAAGAAGCTCGTCCTTGGACGGACTGCACGGCGTTCCGCACCAGATTGACCCCGCCGTAGCCCGTGCGGTTGACTTGCTCTAATACCCGCTGGAAATTAGACTTCTTCGCTTCTTCAATGTCGCGCTGGTCAAGCTGGGAGAGTAAGGACGCGGGTTGGTCAAGTTGGTTGAGCAAACTTGGAGTGGTCTGCTGGTCAAGTTCGTCCAACAACGACATAGATTATTGCCCCCGCAATAACCTCAAGAGGTCTGGTAGCTGTGGTGCAGCTTGCTCCATCGGGGTCTGAACGGGACTAAATGGTGCTAAGAGCGCCCGCAACATAAGCCGCTGCGGGAGTCCTGAGAGGGATTGCCCCCCAGCGCGGGCGCTTGCAGGAAGACCGAGTTGGTCTTTATTCGCTTCCAGAAAGGCCAGCGTTTCCACATCATTGGTCGTTCTCGCCTGAGAAAGGAAATTGCGTTTCGCTTCATCACTTAACGCATTGAACGACCGCACGCGGCTCTGGTTCAGTTCTGGAGAAGCGACCTCGGCAGAAACTTCTCCCGCCTTACTCCGTAGGTACTTTTCATTCTTTGCCAAAAAGTCTTCGTACTGTTCGGGCTTAATGACCCCTTCCTGTAAAACCCTAGAGGCGTTTTCCACGGCAGTCTTGCGAATCTCAAAGTTGAACTTCTGAGATTCTAAATCGGATTGCGACTTCAAACGCTGAACGTCTTCTCTCAACTTTTCGGCTTCGAGAGGAGCGTTGGCGATGCTCTGGTTGGCTTGGGTCAACTGCGCTTGCTGGAGTGGCCGAGAGAGATCAGGGAGAATCCCCAACCGCGTTTGGGGGCTGGCCGTCGTCCCTTGAGGAAACTGTCCTGCTTGAGTTAAGGCTGGGAGCTGTCCTGCGTCTAATTGGGATTGTAGTCCTGGCCCTGGGGTCGCTTTAGCTCCGCCGGGAAGTTGCAGAGTTGATTTCCCTGTGGGCACTTGGCCGATCTTCCCTTCAAGAAAGAGCTTCAAGAGCATCTTCAAACCCGCCCCGCTCAAGGTGCCTAACGCCTCCCCAATGTTTTGACGTGGCGTTAAGTGTGAGGTATCAATTACCGTAGGCATGGGTTCTCCTTATCCAGGCGCGGGAATGCCCGACAACATCGCGGTGAGGGCTGAAACCACTTCAGGATTCTCCTTGACCCAGTTCCAGGCTTCCCGGCCAGCCTCATCAATCGCTTGCCCTGGAAGGGGCGGTGGCTGCTGAATCAAACGCGGCCCTCGCGGAATTGGTAATTGCGTCACGGACATCTGTGGTGATGGAGCGGGGGTGGGGGGTCGCCACTGTGGTGTCCACTGTGGTTGCTGGGCTCGTAGTTGTTGGAGGAGAGCCTGTAACAGTGCCGTTTGTCCCCCTGGATCAAATTGGTTCCCTTGTCCCATCAGCGATTGAAAAGGAAGCATTATCGGAAGGCTCCCGCCAAACTCGACAAGAATCCTGGCGTCCCTGGGATTCCACTAGTGACCGTATAGTTTCCTTGATTGGCAACGAGCGCGTTATACAACGCATCAGGGCTCCCCCCAATCGTAGAGTTCTGGACGTTCGGAAACGCCAACTGCAAGAGGGTTTGGAGGTCGCCCACGGTCGAGCGTCGCCGCGCGTCGTTGAGAGCAATGTCTTGATTGGCAAAGGATTGCGCCATCTCGTTGCGGGAGCGATTCTCTTGGAGTTCGCGGTTGCCGCTAAACAGCCCCCCGCCCAGATTCGCGGCGGTGCGAATCCCCCGTTCGGATTGCTGAAACGCCCGTCCACGAATCGCATCTTGGGCCGCTTGCTGTTCGGGCGTCAATCCTGACGGGGATTGGAGCTGTTGCATGACCTGTTGCGAGAAGATGGGCAGTTGCGGAAACATTTGTTCCGTGAGGGCTTTGTAGAGGGGGCCGTACTGCGCGGATAAATCGTACTGCTGTTTGGTGAGTTGGGGGTCGTACTCCAACCGCGCCTTCGCCACATCCCCCGCTGTTTCCCCGTAATCGGGGGCCGCAGGCGCGGGGATGACTTGGGGGGGTTGGGGCTGGCTGCCACCGCCCGTTTCATCCGCGAGCACCCAACACACCTCATCCGCCACCCAATTCCCCACCCTAACTAGCCATGACCACATCGCGCCTCCCCCCTTTCACCAAGTTCTGTTCAATCCGTTGACGGGAAAACGGCCCGTGAATCCGCTGGCCGGTTTTCCCTTTCCGAAGCCAATAACACCATATCGCCGTAGGCAACCACTGCGCCCCATAAACCATGAAGTAACGAAAGACCTCGCGGGCATTCACGCCAGGATTCAGTTCTACCTGCTCCACCCACGCCCATTGTCCCTGGGGGTCGAGGTGCCCGCTCTCATCCACCAAACGGACTTCCATCGCCGCTTCAAGCCGTCCCGTAGCATCCCGCTTAACGCAGAGCATCCTTCAAATCCGCTAGTTCGCTATCGGTGAGTCCCAACGCCGCCTTCACCCGCGCTTCTGTGGCGTCTTTCGCGTTCTGCGGGTCGGGGACGGTCGGGTCAATCACCACGCGCTTGCCTTGGAGTTTCCACGCCTCACGCCTCGTCGTCGGGAGTGTCGTATCATCCATTGCCACGCAGTCGGCGGGGTCAATGTCCGCACGACCAGCTAAGGTGTCCGCGAGACGACGCGCCGCCGTCTGCTCAAAGGTTTCGCCTGGTCGTCCTGGTCGGGGACTGAGAGAGATGACAGTCACAGTCCCCTGTGAGGTTGCACACACCGTTACGGGGTCGGCAGATGCCGTGCCCATCCCGACTAGCAAGCACATCCAGAGGTAGCGCATTTCAGTCTCCTATCACAAGAACCGACGCCCCGCCTGCCGCATCCACCGCCGTCCCCCCGCTGTTCGACACCCCCACCCGTGTCGTCCCTGCGGTACGGGAGATTTCGACTAAGATAAAGTCGGGAGTGGTGGCGTCGGTGGCCGTCCCCGCCACGGCATAGTTCGCATTCGCCAAATCCGTTTCCCAGGTAATCGTGTAATCGCCCGTCCCGTTATCGGCAATGCTCGCCACGTTGAAGTCATCGGTAATGGCGGCGGTGCCTCCATCCACAAAGTAGCACCACCCCTTGACGATGTTATCGGTATAGAGGGTGTTGGCGACGGGGGTGGCGGGGCCAGCGGTCGTGAGGGTGAGGGGGTCAGGACTCACATTCGCCCAACTCGTACCGTTGTAGACTTCCAGCATATTGTTCGTTTCATCCCACCCGATCTGCCCTTCGCCACTCGTCGGGCTCGAAGGCGTGGCGCCGATTTGCGGCAACCGCAACCCCTGAAGCGCCGTATCGTCATGCAGGATGGCCGAGAGGTCGAGGTAATCTGCGTCACTCAGCGTGAGGGTCGCGTTAAGGTCGGTGGTCGTAATCGTATTGTCAAGAATTACGGTGGTCGTCACCGCGCCTGTCCCCAACTTGGCCGACGTGACCGCCCCGTCTTGGAGCGTAGCTGACGTAATGGAGTTGCTCTTGTAGGTATCCACCCCTGCACAGAGGTAGTCGTAGGCGTTCTGCTCGTTGGTCGTCACTTCCGCAGGTTCAATCGCTTGCCCTGCGGTGTAGGTGAACGACCGCGACGGACAAGCCGCCCACGCGGGGTCAGTCAGACAAAAGAGCGCAATCCCAATTACTAGTCGCTTCATCCACACACACGCACAGTTCCTCCGACGCGCCAGGATCATAGAGAATCAGCTCTCCTTTCGTACACCGCCGCGACCCGTCGGGGTCGGTCGTTGTGACATCCACCGTGTAGCGTCCGTTGGTGACGTTGAAGAATTGCTGCAAGACATTGTTCAGCTTCGAGAGTTGGTTGCTGTCCGCGAGGTCGGTAAAGGTATCCGGCTGTTCGGGCCGATACGCGCCGACATTAGTTGCGCTCCCCAGCGCGATACAAAGGAGTCCAGCCAAACCAACGAAACGTCTGTCCAGGGTCATCTTCTGAGAACTTCAACCGGTGAAACCGCCCCTGCCCCGACACCTTGACTTGCCGGAAAATCGCATCGACATCCCCCCACAGCGACACCCCCCACACCGCCGAGCCCCAAGCCGAAGATGTCGCAGATGCGGACTGTGCCACCACCACGGTTTCCACATCGCTGGAAAAATCGTTGGCGTAGGCAATCGAGTGGGTCGAGGGAATATCCGCATCGCCCCACAAGTACGTTTCCCCGAAGTGCTTGAGCCGGACGGGTTCGCCGAAGTCGTACCACTTCGTCGTGTAGAAACTGTCGATCGCGCCGACTTCCAGCACGGTCGTCGCATCGGGGGTCGTTGCCCACGCATCCGACACGACGAGGCCGGAGGTGGTGTTGTAGATGACGGTATTCGTCTGCCCCGATCCCGTCCCGCTGGTCAGTTCCAACGGCGCTCCCGCCAACTCTCCTGACACCATTGCCGTGGAGCCGGAGGTGAGATAAAGGATGGAGGCCGATGCTTGAAAGGGGGTCGAGTACGTCCCGACGTTGCTGACCGTCCCCGTGGCCGAGCCCACATCGTCCCGCAGGTCGGCGTCCTCGTACTGATAGACAAACGCCTTGTCGCTGCCCCAATACACCTGGTCTTGGGCGTTGCTGTCCAAGACGTGTGCCATCGCGTTGGCGTTGATGTTGACGTGCTTCGTCCATTCGCCCAATTCGTACTCTAAGTCGAGGCAGAGATTGTTGCCCGACCCCGTCGCGTCTGTTATGCACAACAGGTAATCGCTGTTGGTATCCGTACTGACTGCATATTGCAGCCGCGACCCCGATAAGCCGGTCATCGTCGTTTCGATGAGTGCGGACACGTCCTGCGCCACAATCCCGTTGAAGAAGTAGATACGCTTGTCCTTGTCGAGAAAGATGAGCCCGTTCTGGGCGTTGGTCAGCGTAATGGACTGCACGGAGTTTTTGGCAATACACCCGATATCGTCCGTCACCTTGCTGATCTGAAAGACCCCGTCCCCCCCCACCAAGGAGACTTTGTAGACCGAATCGGTCAACCCGATGTAGAGGTTGTCGTAGAGTTCCCCCACACAGTTGATTTCTTGCCCGCCTAAGGCCGCAATATCGACCCGGTCGTCCTCTGTCCAGACGTTGACCTCCCCCACATTCGACCACCGGATGCGGGTGGGATGCTCGACACTGTTCTCCACCGTGTTGGCGACGAGGAGATAATTCTTGAAGAAGGCCACAACCTTGACTGCTGTAGGCGTATCCGTCCCCAACCCCCCAAACTCCCAGGCGGTATATTTGTTGTCTGACGTGTAGCGGATGGGGGGGTTGACATCGTTGGTGAGAATTACGTTGTCGAAGGCGGTCGTAAAGACGAATTGATTGTTCTGCCCGCCCGTAATCGCCACCGCCCCCGACGCGGTATTCGACACCCAGGTCGAGCCGGAGAGCCGCACGAAGCGGCTGGAAATCGTGCCAAGAATCCGCTCGGTACCGTCCGAGAACTTCGTGTAGTAGAGCCCCGTGACGGCTTGCGGGTCTTCCCCCGCGATGTCGAGCGTCAGCCCGACCCGGCTGGAACCGTAGCGTTGCCGCAGGTCGCGGGAGGCAGAGAGTACGACGTTCTGGAGGTCTTGGGCGCGTCCGTCTTGGACTTGGGTGGGAGCGGAGGAATCGTCCAAGCCGAGAAACGGCACGACCCCGCCCGTGGCCGGGTAGGTTTGCCACTCGTCCTGCGCCCAAACCGGCGTCGCTACCAACAGTAGCGCGACCAGGCATCTAGTACCCCACGCCATAGACCGGGAAGTTGTCGCTCACGGAATCGCTGTACCGGCGCACCATCGGGCGCATCCGCACCCGGCGCTCCAAGACCGGGATATAGTCCATGTTCCGTTCATCCTGCATCCGCATCCGCACCTTGCCCGCTTCGTACATCGTCAAGTGTTGGGTCGAGAGCGAGGCGCTTTGCTTGTATTCCCACGCCTTTGCCAACGTGCCTTCCAACAGCACCCCGTTCCATTTGTGATCCATCTGGGGGACATCGGTGTTGTGGACGAGATAGCGGAACCGCTCGTAGTATTCCAGATACATCGTCACCGCCGAGGAGGGGATGGGAAATAGCCCGATGCGGATAAACCGGGGGGCAAGATTGTTCGGCTCCATCTCCGCCAGGACGGTGGCCCCGGTCGTGCGGTAACAAGTCACGGTGCCGGTGGTTGTGCCAGACTTGGAGATTTGAAACAACCCATCTGCCGCCCACGTCGTTGTGCTCGTCACCGAGGTCGTCCCATTGAGGGTCAAGGTTTCCTCGATGACTTCCCCGCTGGAATTGCGTCCTCGAATCCGCACCGTAAACGAGGAACCGTCCGAGGTGGAGGAGGAGCTGACATAGACGGTATCGGCGGCGGCAAGGTTCGTCCCAAACCCCGTTTCTTCCCACCGGCGGTAGTAGCGCGGCACCCCGCTGCCCTGGTCTTCCGGGTTCGGGACGGTCTTGTAGAACAATGAATCGGGAATGTAGATGAGCCGGACGGGGGTGGAGATTTGCCGTAAGACCGCGATCTCGTCAATCTCGGAGTCGAGATTGTAAAATTCTTGGTCAAGGACTGTCGCAAACGTCAGGCGCTTGCGCCGAAATGTCCACGGATGAAAGAGCCAGAGGTCGAGGGCGGTTTGGTTGATGTACGCATCAATCAAGTCGCTAATTTGCGTCTCACGCACCGTGGAGGCGACGTGGTCTCGCAGTTGCTTGAGGGTCGTCAGGGCTGCCATTTATGCCGTCCGTTCACTCCAATATCCATAGATGCCCCCGTAGGCCACCAGCCCCAACGAGGCCATGATCCACAAATGGGCGGGAAAGTTGTAGACCGCGTTGCAGAGAAAGGCGACTCCGACTAAGGTCAACATGAGCGCGGTGCGGTCATATCGAAACGCCCACGCCTTACGCCACCAGTCCGTCAGCATCCACCCCACCGCAGCCAAGCCCACCACGCCCTGCTCGATAAGCAGTTGCAGATACTCGTTATGACAATGCCGCCAGTGGTATAACGGGTGCTTTTCATCATTGGGTATCGTTTGTGAGAGCGCCAAAATCGCTCCTGGGCCGGAGCCGGTAATCAGCCGCTCACGAAAGAGGTCGAGAAACAGCCCCCACCGCAAGAGCCGTCCGCTCATGCTAAAGACCGGGGTGCTGTGCCCATGCTGTAAGCCCCACACATCCACGGCGTACTGAAGCCCTGCCAACCCGCCGATACCCGCCAGCCCCCACCAAAAGAGTTTTCGGTTGCGGCACCACCACCACACCAGCAGGACGAGGGCCGCCGCCACCATGCCGCCCAACGACCGGCTGACGACAATCGCCGTCAGCACAAGACCCGCGCCAACCTTCCACTGTCTGCCGGACTGTCCTAATACACAGGGCAGGACGCATGACAGGTACGCCGCGTAGTGGGAGGGGTTGCCAATCGTCCCCAAGACCCGGCGGTTCTTCGCATGATGAATGATATCCGTGAAAAACTGCTCAAAGCCTGCCGCCTGCAAGAGCCCATACACGCTCAACACGACGCCCGTTCGTGCCACCCATCGGAGGATGGTCGGCCACTCCTCGCGGGTCACTTGGGTCGCAAGAAGGTACGCAACCAATCCCGTTGCGAGGTGCAGGATTCCCAGCATCTGGGCTAGGTCGTAGCCCTGGGACGACATGATGGAGCGGAGAAACGACACCGCCCACCAGCCCCCCATCCAGACCGTCCAGCACGCTAGGGGCAGATTGCGGACAACCTGACACGTCCCCGATGAGAGCGACATCCCCACGAGGAGAATGAGCCAGAGGTGCGTCCACCATGCTTGACTGTGCCATAAATCAATCTTGTGGCCGGTCAACGGCCCGATTAAAAGAGGCGACAGCGGCAGGCCAGCCAGGAAGAGCCCCCAGCCCGCCTGCCGCCATCGCATTCACTTACTGCCCGTCGCCTGGGTAAACGAACACGTCGATATACTCATAATCGGTCGTGTTCCCAGCTTCCAAGGCAATCCCAACGGCTCGGTTGTCTGCCCCGGCGGTATGGTCGCCACACAAGCCTGCATCAAAGCTCGTGGTGCCAACCAAGTCGCCTTCCGTAACTGCGGCAGACGAGTCCAGACACCGCACCTTGGTAATGCCCATAACGGCCATTTCACACTGCGTCTGGTTGGCGCAGGTGTTCAAGATGACCCCAGCCGTATAGGGACTGGAATTCACCGCAGCAAGGGTGACATACGGAAGCCCACCATCTTCTACGTCTGAATCCGCTTGATCCCATACAGCAATTTCCCCCGACTGAATCGTTTCGCCGGAGTCGTTGAACACCGTCATCGTCCAGACGTTCCGTCCACCCCCCGCCTGCGCATCCACCACGGTCGGGATGCTGTCCGCGAAGGCGACGCCACTCCCTGCCAAAAGGAGGGCGAGTGCGAAAAGAAGTTTCTGCATCGTCATCTCCTCTTAGCTGGTTTGGCCGGTCACGACGCCTTGCGTGCGTCGGTTGCCGGTCGTCAGGTTGCCAAAGAGATACATCAGCGCCACGTTCGACAACTGTGTGACGGCAGGCTCGAACTCCGTCGTCACGAGGTTGCCCTGCCGCAACACCTGAAGCCACAGGCTTCGCGTGTTGACGAAGTAGGTCAACCCGGCGTCAATGTTGTCGTCCCACAAGACCGGTCGCCGCCCGAAGTTCAAGTGCTCGAAGTGGGCGTCGGCCAACTGCTCGTTGTAGTAACGGATGGCTCCTGCTTGGCTGATGTAATAGAGCCCGAACACCGCCGAGGTGGTCAGGACGACCGTGGGGCTTTGGTTGCCGAACGTGGTGCCTCGGACAGCCGCATCCCACGCGGTAATGCCGTTGTTGCTTGTGTTAAACGCCCCACCCGTGGCCGCCGAATAGTTCTGCCACGTGGCATCCGAGCCCGCAATCCCGCCCACGGTGGTCGTGTTGGTGCCGGAAATGATGGTTTCCAGCGAGTCCCACGAGGGGGCCGTGCCGGAGCCATCCACGAGCTCGTCGCCCAAAATCTCCGTCACGGAGACCGTGGACGACTGCCGCTTCTCCTCCAGGTACTTCAGGATAACCGCCTTGCCCTGGTTCATCGCCTGGTGGAGCTTGTAGAGCGTAATCGACCCGCTAATCGTGCGAACATTCCATTCCGAGTGCGTGTGGGTCTGCGGGTCGGGGGTCGGAATGGTGGCGTCGTGATTGCGCGCCGCAAACGAGGAGTTCAAGGCGAAGTGCAACGGGTGGGTAAAGGTGCGCCCCCCGTCCGAGACCTTGATGTTCCCCTGTTGACGGAGCACCCAGACGAGCGCGTTATTGCTGGAAATTCCGTCAAAGACTTCGTCGCCGAAGTTCGGTTGCGTACGCGATGTCTGTGCCGTCGCAAAGTTTGTCCCTGCTGGCATCGCGTCTTCCTAGGTATGCCGTGTCACCCAAAAATGGCTTTCGCCGCGTCCATCATGGAACCCCCCTTATCCACCACCGCGCCAGCGCGTTCGCGCCAATCGCCGGGTTTCGGGGGCAGTCCCGCCCCGGCAGGGATGCCCGCCGAGGACTCTGAGGACGCCGCGGCCCGTTTCTGGGGAATCGCGGCCTGTTTCGTTTTCAGGGAAGTGACTTCGGTTTTCAGCCGGTCAAAGAGCACATTGCGCTTTGCGCTTTCCAAGGGGTGCCGCACCCCGTCCACCTGTCCGTTCATGTAGGACACAATCTGCTGCTCGTCCGCCGACCCCGGCTTGATGTCGGGGTTCTCCTTGCGGAAGTCCCGCAGGTCAAATTGCGCCAACTTCTCCATGCCCGCTTGAATCACGGGCTGGAGTTCTTGCACCGCCTCCAGCTTCGCTTGACGCCGCTCGTGTTGCATAAGGGACTGGAGATTTCTCCATCCCTGCGCGGTCACGGGGTCGGGGTCGTTGACCAACCGCTCCCACGGGTCAACCTGCGGAGCCGACGGCTGAACGGCTTGGACAGGACGCGAGACCGCCTCTTGCGCGAGGCGCATGGCCTCATCCCGCTGTCGCCGAGCCTCTTCCAATTCCCGTTGCCGCTCAATCCACCGTGGATGCTGGTTGAACGGCACATCGGCGGGTTCCGGCTGGCTTGGTGTCGGAGGTGCCTGCTCCGGTGCCGGTTCGACCGATGACCCCTCATCCTGAGAGGGTTCCGCTGACGGGGCGGGTTCTGCGTCTGGAGTGGGCGAGGCTCCCGCTACACCCTTCTTTTGAGGCTCCGTCGTGGTTTCTCGATCCGACCAGCCGGGGGCGTCCCCGAAGGTCTCACGCTGGGCCTCGTCTTCGACTGGCATGGTGCCTCCTTGCCGTGACGAGGTCGGCTACGTCATGCCCTGGACGAGGGGGCGGGTGCGTCCGTCGCTGAACACCAACGAAAAAGCGGCTATCAGGAGATTGGGCTCCCAATAGCCGCTCTCAAACCTCGTTGGGGATTTCGGTAGCGAGCCGAAACCCTACAAACTAGTACGACTGTTTCTTTTTCTTGGTCTTTTTCTTGTTGACCATGAAGGCTGGTCGTCCCTCAAACTTGGGTTGCGTGCGTGTTTGCTGCGCGTTCCAATTCTTGTTCGCAGGCATCAGTTGAACGTCAGGCTGGCACGGTTATCGCAAATGTTCGTAAAATTGTCTGTTGACCCTGCCCATTCAATCTCGGACACGCGGTCGCTGCTGTCATAGGTCAGGCGAGAGATTTGCCACCGCGCCGAGGAACTCGCCGTCCCCGCATCGGCGGTGCAGATGTATTCGACTTTCCCCGCCCCGTTTCCCGCTGCGACATAAAAGAGCAGCGTGGTGCGCCCTTGGTCGCGGCCATAGACGGGTTGCTCGCCAGGAAAGTTCCCTGCCCAGGCGTTCTGCGCGAAGAGCAAGAACACGACCACCCACATCAGAAGTTTGACCCAAAGGTGCGGTTGCGTCCCCGCGCACCGCTCTCCCGCATCGCGGTTTCGAGGCGGTCAAACTTCTTTTCCAACCCGCCCAAGGAGACCGTCACTTGCGGTTTCACCGTGACGTTCGGACGGACTGAAGACGGTTTGTAGGCCGATTTCATCGCGTCCTTGAGGTCGTTGGCAATGCCGGAAAACAACGTCTTCATCCCCGTGAAGTCGTGCGCCGGTTCGGGCTTCTGCTTCGCCAGCTTCCCGACGACCGCCAGCATCCGCTCAATCGAGGCCAGGAGGCGGTCTTGCGACTTCATCATCATCGTCGCGTGGGCATCCGCTTTCGGCGGTTTCATGCCCCGCAGGGTTTTCACCGCCTCGGAAAACTCCCGCACCAACGCTTTCAGCGCGGGGTCAGTTTTGGCCTCTGGGACGTTAACGGTGACGACGGGCATGGGTCTTTTTCACCGGGGGTAACGGCGGCGCAAAGTTAGAAAACGCCGTCGGCACGCTCAAGGGGTCGCCCTTGTGGGGTTTCGGCGCATTGGTCAGCCGCTCGCGTTCCTTGTCCATCGACCGCTGGAACCAATCCGACACTTTCTTCATGTTCTTCCAGTCGGTTGGCGGGGTGGGCATTACGGCTTCGGCAGGTCTTTCACCGTCCCCGCTTTCGTCCCCTGCACCGGCACAATCGCTGGACTCCGCCGGGTGTTGACGTAACTTACCCGCGTTGCCGGACTGCGCTTCAACGTCTTCGCCACCGAATCCCCGACTTTCCCACCGCTATAACTCCCGCCTGCTGGCATCGCTTACCTCCCGTTCATCCGCTTCAACAACCCCTCCACCCCACCACGGGATGCCTGTGCTTTCTTCGCGCTCTCGATCAGATGCAGTTCGTCGAGTTTGGCACGGGCGCACTCGAGCATCCCGTACCCTAAAATCTTATTGCCCGTGGGGAGCGAAAAATCCATCTGCCCGTTCGGATGGAGCGTAATCGTCATCGTGACACTCCGACCACCTTGGGGCATTTCTTCCCCTGGCTTCTCTACCTCAAAATGCTTCGCCGCATCATCGGACATTAGAGAAAGCTCCCCCGTCGTTCCTGAATCCGCTGCAAGAGTCCTTCCGTGCCGCCCTGTGAGTGGAGGTAGCGTTGAATCGCCTCCCTGTGGGGAGAGGGCTTCGACTTCTCCCGACCCAAGATGTGCTTGTCGGGGTTCATCAACTCCCCACACTCCCGCATCCCGTTCGTCTTGAGCCACTGGCGCTTCTCTTTGCGCGACGTAAACGTCCGTTTCGCCGCTTTGTCGAAATAGGAGCCGCCACCAGAAGGCATCCACGCCTCGCGCTTATCCTCCGCCATGTGGGAGGTGTCCACGTCCTTCAGAAAGACAAAGACCTTGCTCATACAGGACTCATCCCCATGCCTTTTTCCCCGGCGGCGCGAGAAATCATGTCGGCGCGGTTCGTCACCCCCTGCGTGGGGTTGCCGTTCTGCCCTTCGGGTTTCTGGCCGAACTGCATCAGCGATTGGAGTTGCGCGGGGTCGTTGACCGGCACGACCATCTTCGAAAAGCCCAACTCCAAGCCCCCCTCCACGAAGAACTGCGACCACTGACGGATGATCTCCGAGGCCGAGAGGCGCTTGCCTTCCAAGGCCAAGCCGTTCGTCACGACGGGTTGCATCATCGCCAAGACAAACTGCCGGAACTGCTCACGGAGAATATCCAGGTTCGGCTTTTGCATCGAGCCGACCTCGATGAAGAACTTAAACCGCGTCTTGCGTAATCGCGCGGCGCGGTCTTCATCAATCGGGGGATACCACTGTGTCGCGTTCACCCCGGTCTGTGCGTTGAACTCCGCCGCCTCCATCGGCAAATCCACTTCCGTCAGCGTTTGGAACTGCGCCTTGATGCGCCAGAGTTTCGTGACGACGCGATTCACCCACGCCCCCACCAAATTGGCCTCATCCGTCCGGCGGAGCGTCTGTCCCGACTGGCCGATTTGGGCTTCGGTGGCGGTTTGGACGGTACTCATCCCCGTCAGTTGAGCGCGGGTGAGGCCGGTGATGAGGATGATGACATCCATGACGCGGTCAACGAAGTTCATGAGTTCCGAGGAGACCTGGTTCATGGAGATGACGGCTATCGCCCCACGCACGTCCTCCGTCCCATCCACCTTCACGCGGGTTCCCAACTCATTGGCATCCAAGGCCGCCTGCCCGTCCTTGCTGACGCGGTCGTTGAAGGCGAGTTTGGCTTGGAACTTGTCAATCTGCTCCAAGATCGATTCAAAGGTGCTGTTCACGCGGTCAAGCAACGGACGGATGATGGACAGGGTCGACACGGGATAGAGCCGGTGGCCGTGCTTGTTCAGGGTCAGCCACTCAAACTGCCACCCGCCCAAGTCATACACCGAATGGTCGTGCATCAACGCTTTCGTCTGGTCTTGCGTCGCCGCAAAGGTCAGGACGGTAATCCCCGTGGGAGAATCGGGGGTCTTGTAGTGGACTTCCCACACATCGGCGGTCTGGAAGTCCTCGACGTAGGACGACGGGACGCGGTCATCATCCACCGCCTCCGCGAGCAGTTCATGCTTGGCGCGGCTGTAACGTCGGTCGCGCTTAATCTCTCCGAGGGTGCGGCGAATCCGTTGGGCGACCCATCGCGCATCCGTCAAATCCCGTGCGCGAGGGTCAATGACAAAATCAAAGGGGGAAATCCATTGAAAATAGGGGCGCTCGGAACGAATGGTCGAGTCGGCCTGCACCGCTTCCGGCTCGACCTCCTCCGGCTTTGGGGTACGCATCCCCAAGGATTCCAAGACCTTGTTCTTGATGGCCGTCAAGCGGTCGCGGAGCTTCTGGCGGTTCTCCTGGTCGGTCGGGAGAATATCAGGGCCGAACTCCGTGGCATACCCGACCTTCCCCACCCCGAACCCCAAGGCATACGAATCAAACACAATTTGCTGGCCGGTATCCTTGAAGCGAAAGTCCGTATCCCGCAAATCCTGGTTAATGAGTTGGGAGGCGTAGAAGGCGTCATCGGCTGCCGCAATCTCCCGATACCCTGGGGCGGGGGTGGCCGAGGCGCGGGGGTACTGATAGAGCAGTGTGGGCACGACGTTCTTGATGATGGGAAAGGCGATATTGAGCGGGGGTTCCACCCCATCGGAGCGTCCCCCCTGCTCAAAGTAATCGAGGTTCCGTCCCGCCAACGTCGTCGTCGGAGCCGACCCCATCGCCTGTTGGCGATAGGTGCCAAACTCCCGGTCGCGGAACTCGACCCCTAAATCAATTTCCGCCCGCCACTTGGCGAGCTCGTCAGCACTGAGCGAAAGCATCTAGCCTTTCTTCGTGAACAACTCCCGAAACGCTTTACGGTTATAGTCCTGCTCCCGCACCTGGCCTTTGCGGACTTCGACCTTCTCGACGTCAGGCTTGGGGGTGGGCAGGGGTTTGAGGCTCGGCCACGCTTCGACCATGCGGCTCCTTTGCCGGGAGGAACTTCGCCTTCAACTCGGCGAGTTCATTCGTCAACTGTTGCACCATCGTCACGAGGGCGTTCATGGCCCCCGGCGGTTCGGCGGTCGGCGCCTTGCCAGGATGCAGCGCCTCCTGCAATTCGACTTCCCACGTCGTCAACTGCGCTTCGATGAGGGCGCGTTCCGCCTCAGGGCGTACGGTCTTTGACCCCGCACACCCCGCCTCGAGCTTCGCCCGATACTGCGCGATGTAATCGCGGACACGAATGACCTGGGCTTCGCGGGCCAACCCGTCGAGCCGCTGGTCGCTGACGACCGTTTCGAGGGCGGGCATTAGTTACCGACCAGGGGGGTATGGGTCTTCCCCGCGTCCTGCGCTTTCTTCACGACCGCCCGACGCGCCAACTCCGCATTCCGTGCCGCCTTCGCCTGGGCCTCCGCAAACTTGGCCCGCGCTTTCTCTGCTGCGTCCTCCGCCATGCGTCCTCCACGGTTCCACATCAACTAAACGCCAACTGGGGCATCGGGGGCCGGTTCCACCTCGGCATCCGTGCCCGTTCTCTGATTTGCTTTTTGAACCACTCCCGCTCGTACCAGGCCGCCGAGGTGCGGGGGAACTCCTCTTTGACCTCGTGGGGCGTTCCCGGTTGTTTCAATTTAAGGTGATAACTCAGGCTGTCTAACAAATCGTCCTTGGGACTGTGGGGAAACTGCAACATTTGATAGGCAAGTTGGCTCCAGACGCCTGAGAGGGTGTGGAGGGTGGTGCCGGGAAACCGAATGGCTCCCCGTTCATGCCACGGTTGCAAGCCTTGAATCCGCTGCTCCTTGTTGCCTTGGGTAATGCCGGTGAACTCCACAATCGAGAAGGGGTGGAAGTCGCGCTGACTGCGTGATTCCTGCACCCGGCGTTCCAGCGCGGATTTAATCATCCGTTGAAAGGCGTTGGTTTCCAGGCCCACGACCCGCAGCGTCCATGTGCGGTGCATCGCCATCAAGGTGTCGATTTGTTGGTCAGGAGTGAGGCGTCCCGCGACGGCATCCAAGAGAAACATCGTGTGTTCCGAGTCCGTGCCGACCACGACAATCGCCGCATCGTCCCCGTGGTCGGAGGTGGGCGGCGGAATCGCGTCCAAGACGGCCGTGATGTAGAGGGTGGACAACCAGGACTGAAAGGCATCGCTCTGCGCCGGTTGGTAGAAGCGAAAGTCCACCGCCTTGAAGGTGGCGGTTTCGTCATCGACGGGGTTGTTGCGATAGAGACAGGAAAATCTCGCGCTCCCCTGCTCCGCTTTCTGTTGGGCGAGAAAGTGTTTGGTCAAGCCAATCTTCGCAAAGGGGTACGGCGTCCCGTCCTCTCCGACCTCCGCATCCCGAATGAACGTCGCATACCGCTTCGACACAAGATTTTCCGCCACGAGGCGTCCGTACAAATCCCCGAAGTGCCACCGGGTGCCCCAGAGCACCACCTCCCCGCCGGGTTTTAAGAGGGACAGCGCCGTGCGGTAACAGTCAGAGACCTTATCCATGAGGTCTTTCGTCGTGACGTTCTCTTTGGTCACGAGGTCATCGAAGACGATGAGGTCGTAGTGGGCTCCGACCTTTGACGATTCCACCCCAGCAGTATCCACTGAGGGCTCGGCGTGGGCGGTCTGTCGCGGTCGCACGACAATCTGACTCTGATTCCACACCCCCTGTTTGGGGTCAACCTCCCACGCGCCGTAGACCTCCCGAAAGCGCGACCCTGGCTTTTGGCCTAAGAGGTGATGCTTGATTTCCGTCAAGAAGGCTTGGGCTCGTTCGGTCGCGTCGGAGTAAATCAAGACGCGCAGGGCGTCGTCCCTGACGAGCCGCCAGAGCGTGTAGCCGATTGTCCCCAGGGAGGACTTAAACGAGTAGCGCGGGAGCAACCCCAGCTTGAAGTGGTGGGTGGGGTCTTGGATGAACTGACAGAACTCGTCATGGATCGGCAAAAGGTCGGCGTAGCCTAAGACCTCGCGGCAAAAGACGGAGAGGGACGCCCCCCAGCGGGTAAAGTTTTTCGCCTGTTCGAGCTGCGCGGGGGTGAGGGTCATGCGGTGGGGGCTCCACAACTCCGACAGACGACCCCGGTGGGGGGCAGCGGCCAGAGGGTGTCGTAGGCGACCCCGACTTCCGGGCACGCGGGGGTCAGACACCGTACCCGACAACACTCTTTGCCGAGGAGGGGTTCCATCAGGAAACTTTTTTTGCCCCACGATGCTTCCGCATTAACTCCCGTTGGGTGGTTCGGTAGCGGTCGAGGTGCTTCGCTCTCCACGCATACACGCGGTTAGTTGCAGGGTTAGTTGCTGTGTTCGCGGGGTTAGTTACGTCAGCAGAAACTTTTTCTGCCAAATCAGGACACGCTTGAAAGGGATTATGTTCCACGCCACAGCGGGAACACTTGGTAAAGCTCATGTTAGTTACGTTCCGATTTTTGGTGGCCGCGCGGAGATGGGGGTGAAAGGCTTATAGAGACAGACGGGAGCGGTGGGGTGCGCCCCCTGGCCTCTCCTGCGCCCTTGGGAACCCCCTCCAGCCTCGTTCTCGCCTCAACCCGCATCCGACACCAGCTCAAGGCCGCATCGAGGCGTGGTGACCCTCCTGACGCAACTGTGGGGGTGCCAAGCATGGAATGTCTGATAATATGCAGAGAGTGAACCTGCGGTTTCGTGCTAACCTCAACGTGCATGATGGGTTACGCGGTAGTAGTAGACACCTGTTTCAAGAGTCAACACCACCCCTAGTGGTTGCCGTTGCGTTGGGTTTCTGACACGACACGACGGATTTCGTCACGGGCGTCGTCTGTTAACGTCTTCACTTCACGCTTTTCGATGAGGTTGCCTGTCAGCTTCGCCCAAGCAATCACGGCCTCACGATGGTCTCCGAGACGGTCGAGCTCCCTGGAGCGGTTCTTGTTCCACAGCAAGTCTTCGACTGCTGAATCTTTGTCATACCCCAACCGCTCGGATTCCTCCAGCACCGCTAACCGCACATTAGGATTCGTTAGCGTGTCATGTCCCCCGACACGCGCAGAGCCAACCGTAGTGCGAGGATGGGCTTGTTGATAGGCTTTGGTCTGATTCAAATAGCCAGGATTGGCGGGATCGAGGAAGGACTGAACGACAACTTGTTGAGAGGGCTTGAGGGCGGAAAACTTTGTTTTGGCCGACCCCCGACCCCCCGGAGGACTACCGCATGGACGGGTAGGAGGCGTTTGGGCAGGAACCGCTTGGGGCAAAACTTCTTTTTCCCCACTCACAACAGGCTCGGGACTCGTCATGCGCCTCCTCACGGGTGAGGGAGCGACGCACAGTCGAGTCCCGACGCTGCTAGGATACTACAACTGACTGAGATGTCAAGGGGGTTTAACGGACGTTTTGGGCAAAAAATACTTCTTGACTTCTTGGTAGATTGTGGTATCCTTGACATGGGTAGAGCAGAGAAACCGCGAGAGGGGGTGAGACGAGGATGACGAAAGCGGGAAAGCTCGAATGCGTCTTCTGTAGCGAATGTGGGGAACGCATCGGATGGGCAGAATCGCTTGAGGCAATCACGGTATTGCTTTACTGTGATGATTGCAAAAAAGAGATTGACGGCTAACCCCTGCCCTAAGCAGGAGGAGGACGATATGAACGCAAAGGTGGGGCAAGCCGTCCTGATGTATCAGACGGTACAACGGTACGAGCAGTTGATTGCGAACGTGGAAAACAAGCTGCACCGATGGCTAGTCGAAATGACGGATGAGGAAGTCAACGCCTACGTGCAACAAACGACGGATCAAGAGTAACCCCCGCCCCAGCGCGGGAAGGAGCAAGGAGAATGAGCACTACAATGAAGCTCTACCATCACAAAACCGATGGCGGCGCAGAGTACCTCATGGACACATTTATCCCATGGAAACACAACGGCAAGAGGGGAAAAGAAGGGCGCATCACCGACAAGACAAGGTATATTGTCCGCATTGATGGCGACATTACCAAAGACGCAGAATTAACTATCCGAAAGGAGCAAGGACGATGACTGACGTAGACCTGCAGCGCCGATGGTGGGAAGCGGTACTCGCCAATGACGAAAACAGTACGGACGAACAAATCGTGGCCTACTTTCAAGCCGAAGGACCAATGAGCGAACAAGCGGCACGGAACCTTGTCAGTATGCGGCAGGACTACTTGAACGACTTGTAACCCCCGAAAGGAGCCGAGGATGACTACTAGCACGATGGAACCCCGTACCGAGAATTGGGGCGCAGAAGCGTGGAGAGCGCCAGCGACCGAGGACGGAGACACCATCTTGTTTTCTGAGCACGGGCGCGTGTTGGGTAACGTCTGTTATCGCTCCCACTATTTTCGGGTTGTCCGTGGGAAATACGGCTCGATTAGTCTGCTTGTCAAACACGGAGGGGGACAGGAATGCTTGACGGATTACCTGCTGGGAAAAATCTTGCCTGCCCTTGCCCTTCTAGATTCAGACAACCGCTATCTCACCATGTACGCCATCTACCAGGCATACAAGAAGGGCAACCAGGCAGGCATAGAGTCCACCAGTAACAAATACGTTAGCGCCTTTGTGGAAGGACGCTTGCGGAAACGCCGGTTACCAAAACAGCATCGTGTGAAGGTTTGGATTGACGCGCTGTCAGTACGGGAGGACGCTCAATGACCCCAGGAGGCACCATGCACACCCCAGGGCCGTGGACAGCTACCAAACATCAAGCAAGCGGTGTTTGGATGATTGATACCACCAAAGAGATTCGCTCAGGAGTCGTGCAACAGATTTCCCAAGTGGGTGGGCATCCCGATACCAAAGAAGCCAACGCCCGCTTGATTGCGGCGGCTCCCGAACTGTTGGAGGCAGTCAAGCGCATGGCAGGCGATTTTCACGCTGGATGCCCAACACATGATATGGAAAAGTGTACTCATGCGCTCTGCCTCGAAAACAGCCGTCTAATCACCCACGCCACCGGATAGGAGGGGTAAAATGAGCCAAGCGGACATGGAACCCATTATTACGTTATGCCACCTGTGTTACCAACCGCTACGCTACCGTCCTACTGACCCTGACAGGAACGCACGGGTGGTCAAGAACATGGACGGCTGTGCGGGGTTGAACCCTGCCGCCTTCAAGGAGTGCGTGGAAAATCTCAAAGCAGTCATTTGGACGCTGGAACAACCCCAGGCTCATGTGAGCCATGTATCACTCGAAAGCCTTAGACGCTGTATAGCTAACGCACAGGAGGAAAGATGAAACGAACAAAACGAACACGCCGTCTTCGTTGTTGGCACGGCCTCACAGGTAATTGGGGCGGGTGTCCCTGCCATCCCATCTGTTGCGCACCAAACTGCACCGTTCACACCCACGCGGAGGGACGGACATGAGAGTAAGGCAATGGTGGTGTTGGCTACTTGGTCATGCTTGGGCGCAATGCGATTTGGAAGAAGAAACTTGCGTCCGTTGCTGGAAGCTCAGACGGATGTTCCACCAGGAGGGAAAATGAAAATCACCCCCCAAGATAAGCGCGTCGCTCGTGTCCTTCGGGAGGGGGCGAAAACAATCGCCGCACTCCCCCGCACCCTCTACACCTGTCTGCGCTGTGGGTATACGTGGTTGGCGAAAAAATTACCAGTGAGATGTGCGAAGACGACGTGTCGGAGTCCGTATTGGAACAGGGCTAAAACGAGGAAGCCGGGGTAGATTGGCGAATATCTTTTGCGACTTTCATTTTCCACTGTGTGGGAGTATTGGGGGGATGGCGGTAGAGGCGAACGGTCAGCTCAACCGCCTCTCCATTTTGCTCCACATGGGTACACCCGGCCAAGACTTCGAGGCGAAAGCGGTCAAGCAACCCCTCCGGCAGGGTCTTAGCGTATTCCACGACACGTCCTCACCATCTCATCGCGTCATCCACTAGATAACCGGTTCCATGCCGGTAATTTCAGTCAAAACACGACGGTTAAACTCCGTGAGCGGCAAGGACGGATGATTCGCCAACAAAAAGACGTAGCTTGCCTCCGCAAACTCTAGCAACCGTTGCGCTGGCTCAGACAACCCCGCGATTTTATCTTCTGTTGGCTGACACATTATTCTCCTCCACGGCACGCCTCGACCACCTGATTCCGTAGTTCCAAGAGCAACACGCGGTCATCCCGCCGATGCTTCAAGGCGATCCCCAAGACCACCGCCACGACCAGCGCCCCCACCGCTAACAACGAGAGCACTCGCGCCGCCTGAAAGGGGTTGCGGTTGGCGTCTGACCAGACCCACCAACAGCAAATCCAAAGAGCAAGACCGGTTAAGAGGGCGAGACCGAGCATCACCACCAACCCTTTGTGTTGCGCCAAAATTGTTTTACTTCCTCCGGCGTCCACGTCTTCGTCGTAAAGGTGTCTTTGATGGCGTCCAACTTCGTATACCACTTCCCAAGATAACTTTTCACCCAATCACCACTCAGCGTCGGACTTTTCGGCCACCAGTAGAAGTGATGGGCATAGCACATCGTCGTAGCGTTCCAGGGATGCAATTCTAGATTTTTCTTCGCCCCAACGGAAATGATATGCGAGCATTGCAACACCCCGCCACACCGCTTATTTCCCTGCCCCGACGCTTCACAGCGAGGAATGCGCGTCCGAACCATCTTGCGAAATTCATTCCCTAGTCGCTTCTGGTCTTTGCGGGTCACGAAATAACGCCTTGTCGTCGGTGTGCTGGGCGTTTTCCGCACCACGGACACCAAAAGATAGCTTCGTGAAACGCCCAACGGTTGCAAGAACACATCTCCGCGCGGGTCATCACTTCACTCGTAACTCATGCCCACAAGTTTTGCACCACGATGGATACAGCGGTCGCTGGATTCCACAATAGGGGCAATAGTCCCAACCATCCATACTAAAGCTGCGATGGCCCGACTGGCGTTTCAACACCCAGTCGCATCCCCAACGGCCAAACAGCCCCCCAAAATCCAACGCAATGTGTTGGCACCATTCACGCGCAACTTTACTCATCTTTCCCTCTCCATTTGCTCACGGACGAAGCGGTCAAGGGTGTGGATTTGCGCCTTCGTCATCCCTCGATATACTGCGCCAACAGCGAGGCCATATCTTGCGGATCGCCTTTCATGGTGGCGGGAGCCTGCTCTAATTGGGCGTGGGCGTTCTTCTGCCGGTGGTGTTCCATGAGGGACACAAACCACCCGAAGCGGTTGGTGTGGAGATTCCCTTTCTCGATTTGCCACGTCAGGAGCCGCAGGATGTGGAACTTCAGGAAGTCCGGCGGCATGGCTTCGACGAGTTCACGACAGAGCTTCGGGGTCAGGCTTCTCGACATGGGGGTGGCACCAGCACGTACAGGTTAAAGCGTAACAGTTGGAATGTTGCCCTTTCTGGCAGGGTTTACTCACCCCCTCCACATGACGCGTATCGTGGGGGGTGTGGTGATAACCGAGCTTCGCCATCAAAGATAGTATTTCTTGAACCTGAAAGCCACTTGACCGCTACCCATAAAGATAGTAATATCTCGCCAAGAGTGGCCTAGTCGGAGCGTGCTCCAAACCGCCCTCTTGCGCCCTACTCGCTAGCGTGGGGCGCATCTTTTTTTGCCAGAAACTTTTTTCTGCGAACACTTCCAATGCCGTTCCAGCCGGTCAATCGCCGCCCAGATGTCCTTTCGCGTGGGGGTCATGGCGCGGTCAGGGGTCATGGCGTGGACTCCGTAAAATCAAACACCTCTTGCTCCAACCGCTTCGCCGCAATCTCGCAATACTTCTCCTCGATTTCGATGCCGATGGCTTTGCGCCGGAGGTCTTTGGCGGCGCGGAGGGTGGTGCCGGAACCCATGAAGGGGTCGAGGATGGTGTCAGCAGAATTGCTGTAATCTGCGATCAATAATCGCAAGAGCCGAACTGGTTTCTGTGTAGGATGGACTCGACTCTCTTCCTTGCCCAACAGTCCGTTATACTCAATCGTTTCCTTCTTAACAGACTTACGTCCAGAACTAGTCCAGATGAGTTCACAGTCTCCAAAAGAGGGCATGGTGTTCAGCTTGTCCCACACCACCCAATGCGTACTCATGGGCAAAATATCTGCAAAGAAGTTTCCGCCAAAAATGAGCGCAAGGTTGCAACGACGTAAAATCATCGAGAATGTAGTAGCGTCTGGACGTTGCTTATCCCAAGCATCAGGATATTGCCTCCGTGCAATCGGAGTCCCAAAGCCCCCAAAGCCCTCAAAGCCCTTGTCCATTTTTATGCCGTATGGGGGGTCGGTTATCACCACGTCAACGATAGGCAATTCCTCCAAAATCTCCCGACAATCCCCGTGGTAAATCGTGATGCCATCTCACAGCGTTGTTTCCACTCAGCATAAATCGTCACTTGTTCACACCGTGCCCGAATCGCCGCGAGGTCGGAGGGGAGGTCAGGTTTCATCTTGAGGCCAGTCTTCAGCAACGGCAATAAAGGCTCCTGTTCTTAGAAGATGCACTTGGCAACGCACATGGGCACCCTCGACATAAACGAAATAGTCTTGTTTTGGTGTACGTTCTGGCACATAAAGCGTATGTAAAAGTTCCCGTACACCTAAATGACGATAGACGGGAATCTTCATCGCCGCGAGGTCGGTTGCTAGGTTGCTCATGGGTTGGCCTTAAAGAAGGCGTGGGCAAAGGCGGGGGGTGTCACCGAGCGATACGCCATCGTCGCCGCTGACTTGCCCCCCACCGCGCAATGACCCTCATAGGTGTTGTGCTTGCACTGGCGCGTAGCCGGAACAGGGTGCTTGGTCGGTGGCGTAAACGTGCCCCACAAACAGGTTTTCTTCGTCCACGGATCGCCATAATCATTCGGGTTGAAGTAGAGGCGCGGCTTGCCGAGATACCGCACCAACTTCCCGACAGGATTTTCCAGCGCCCACCATTTGGGTGTGTAGGCCACGACCGCCCGGAGGCAAGCATCCACCACCGAGAGCGCCTCCAGCATCTGTGCATTCGTTCGTTGCCAGCGATACCCGGCTTGGGCAAACATCGTGCAGGGTGGAGCCGCAAGAATCCCAGTTACGGCAACTTCCCCGTAGGTCATGAGTCGAACATCAACATCCGGCAACGTCACCACCCGCACATCATATCCCGCCTCGGCATACGGACGGCTCCATGCGCCAGTGCCCCCGCAGAGGTCGAGAATCACCTTGTAGCGGTTGGCCGCGAGGTCAGAGGAGAGGGTCATGGCTTCTTCAGCAATTCTTGTAGTCCTCGCCATACGCCCTTGAGTTCGATGGCGATGAATGCTCGGTAAACATTCACCCGGTAGTCGGTCTTGTCCTTCATCAAGTCCTTGAACAAATCGAAACAGGTGCCCGCGAGATACTTAGACTCGAACAACGCGACTAATTCCTTCTTTCTCATCCCCTCCCCTCCTGGTGGTCGGGCGGCGTGGCGCGGCGACGACATTCATCACAATAATCTGGATAGTACAAATGGTCGCAGTAGCCTGTCGGATTCCGTACCTCGATTGGCGCGTGGCAATGCGGACATAGCCTGTCTTTGATTACAGGTACGTCATCAGGCATCTGCGCCGCCCGCTGCCCGGCGGTATAGGCGGCGAGCCAGGCTTCCTTCCCAAAGTCCTTGACGTACTGCATCCCTTCCTGGACAAGTTGGCTAGAGTGCGGTGGTGATGTTGCTACTCCATTCCACCACGCCTCGAACGCCTCGGTGGGGGTGGGGACGCTCCCTGTCCGTACCGTTTCAATCATGCGGTTCAAGTCCTCGTCGCTATGCCTTGCCATCATCCCGTCCCTCCAGGGTAGTGGCGAAGCCACAGGTACACGCAAGGGTGGGGTTTCCATCTTTGTCCATCTCGCCCCACGCACACCGCTCCACATGGCGTCCGTACTTCCGCAAGGCCGCGTCGAGGGTGGCGAGGCGTGCTTCGGCCTGCACTAGCCCTTCCATCGCCGGTTTGCAACAGGCGTCCGCAATCTGCGTGGCCGCATCCCGCTCCTTCGTCACCTCTACGAGGCGCTTTTCCAACCGCGTCCGCTCCTCGTCCCAACATTGGGGACACGCTCCTAAAGGCAGACCATGGTGTTCACAGGTGGCGAAGACGGTCATCCCATCCCTCCCGGCTTGCCGCTGTTGAAGTGCTGCCAGAGCCACACGAATGCCCCGACCACGAGGGCACTCACGAACAGCGTCGCCTTGGCGTCCTGAAAGGCGTCAGTCGCAACAAAGGCGTCGGCGGCGTCCATGAAGGCGTAGTACGTCATGTCGGTCGCCAGGTGCAGCACCTCGAACACACCCACGTCCCGTCGTGCCGGTACCAGAAAGTACGGTGCCGAAGCCAGCACCACAGAAACGCCAGCACCTCATGGAGGGTCATGGGGACAACGCCTCCCATTCATCAAACCGCAATCGCCACGCATCCGCATGGGTTTGGAGGTCGTTCACGGTGCTGGTGAGGCGGTCAAGACTCTGCTGCTTCGCCGCCCATTGCTGTTCGAGGGTCGCCTGGACGTACCGCTCCACAAAGAACGGCACGGCCAACCAGAGGGCCACGTTCAGCCCCACCACCACGACGCCGACCGCGAGGCTCCACCGATACCACCGCAAGTGGGCGAGGGTGAGGCGGGTCGAATTGCCAGGAAACCACTCCAAGACGAAGGCGAGAGGAATCGCCAGGAGCGGCAGCGCCAGCGCAAT